CAGGGAATGGCAAAACTGAAACAAGCACAACAAAAACTTAAACAGTCTGGATACTACGAGAAGTGGGACATAGACTCGTTTGAGCAGTTTTACTAATAAATAAACACATAGTGGTAATCCTGCCACGCATAACAATAGGAGGACTACGATGAGTCAAGAATCAACATCGCCAGACGTTCAAACTGCCACTGGGGCAACTGAAACAGTCTCTAACACGATCCAGGACACAGCGGACAATCAACCCGCGAAAGTCTACACTCAAGCAGACATTGATGCTGTGGCGGCTGAAGTAAGAAGAAAAGCAGAAGCCAAGTATGAGAAGAAGTTTGGTCAAGTGGACGTTGAGAAATACCAGAACTTTTTGGCACAGGAAGAACAACAGAAGATCTCCCAGGCCAACGAGAAGTCAGAGTTTGAGAAACTGTTAAAGGAGAACGCAGACAAGTTCAACAACAAGATTTCAACACTAACTTCTGAACTGACAAAGATCAAGGTGGATGGTGCACTTATAAATGCCGCATCAACCAAGAAAGCGGTGAATCCAGAACAGGTCGCGAGACTGGTTAGGGAAAACATCAAGATGTCAGAAGCAGGAGAGGTTGAAGTGGTTGATCCCAAGACAGGGCAAACAAGATACACTGACAATGGTGATCCTCTTAACATAGATGGGTTGGTTTCAGAATTCCTAAACACCAATCCACACTTTGTTCAAGCGGGACAACCAGGTGGTGGATCTAAATCAAACACTGGCACAGAAGGTGTTCCTCAAGTTGATGTTGAGAGTCTGGATATGAACAATCCAGAACACAGAAAGAAATATGCTGAGTGGCGAAAGACACAAGGCTATTAAACATTAACAATAATAAGGAGAGCAAAAAATGGCTCAAACTACACTAACAACATTGGCGAACAAAATAGCGCCAATCGTACAAGAAGCGATGTTCGTTGCGAGTGAAACTGCAATTATGCCAGGTCTTGTTAGAACTTTCACAGTTCCAGCAAACGCAGGCAAAATTTTACAGGTTCCTCTATACAGCACTGCTTCTGCGGCAAACGTGGCTGAAGGAACTGATTTAGCAGGTACTTCAACTGATGTCGCAATCACTCCAAGCAAAGCAGATATCACACTTGTGGAAGCAGGTGCGATGACTGTCTTAACAGATATGGCAAGAAACTACTCAACAGGTAATGTTGTTTCAGATCTTGGTAGAATCTTTGGAGAAGCAATCGCGAAAAGACACGACCAAGCCTTAACTGGTTTGTTCAGTGGTTTTTCAAACTCTTTGGGTGCGGCCCAAGACGAGATCACTGTTGAATTACTTTTCAAAGCATATTCAACTTTGAAATCAAATGCCGTTCCAGGACCATACTACGGTGTGTTCCATCCAAAAGCGATCTACAATGTTAAGAAAACATTAACAAACACATTCACTAATCCAAACGCGGGTATCTTACAGAACGAAGCGATGAGAGAAGGTTATGTGGGTAGAATTGCTGGTATTGATATCTTTGAATCATCTAACGTGGTTGAAGATTCAGCGACTTCAGTGACTAACGCAGTATTCTCAAGAGATGCTTTAGGTCTTGCTGTTGGCGAAAATATCAGAATCGCTACACAAAGGGACGAATCATTAAGAGCGGAAGAAGTGGTAGCATCAACTGTTTACGGTGTTAAAGAACTACACGACTCTTATGGTGTTAAAATATTAGGAGACAATCAACTTTAATAGTTGATACCTCACTAATCTCTAAAAGGGGCCGTGGCAACATTGGCCCCTTTTTTTTACGACTATGATTGTTTGGTTCAACGGACACAGTCAGCGACAATTCTTGGACCTGCCCAAGCGAGGCCTTGAGATTGGTTGCAATTACATCAGGCGTGTTAGACCTGTTGATTTCGTAGTGGCCTATGATCCAGATGTGATCAACAAGATACAAAAAGAAGACAACGTGGTGTACTACACACGGCCTCACTACGCCACCGCTGGCGAATGGAATCGCATTGGAGATGACAACATACAAGGACTCAACAGCGGATGCCTTGCGGTTCTGCTGGCGACAAAACTGTCTAAGAAGCCCATATACATCATAGGTTGTGATTGGGGGATTAATCTTAAAACAGTTTTTGATTACGGCAAGGGAGAACAACGCAAGTACAACAATCAACAGAAGAAGTTCTTGAAACAATTGGCACAGGACAACGAAATAGTAGTGGTTAATGATGATAAGGTTGATGTGCCTGTTGAGATAATCTCATCTGCGGAGTTCCGCAATAAATACTGATACACAAGGTAGGACCTTGTAGAAACTAAAAGAAGGACTTTTACAAATGGCACAATTTGCGACAGATACGGACCTGTTAGAGTACGTTCCAGACATCAAGAAATATGGAATACAAGACTGGTCAGCACAGCACGAGAAGACTTACGACGACATAATCAGACTACTGAATATAAAATGGTGGCCTACAACTGGATACACAAGATATGATATTTCAGTCATTGGAGGTAGCGAGAAACTATCACCAAGCAGATTGAATTCAAGCCAGTTCACGAGGGCCGCGGTCTATCACACTCTTGCCTATTACATCTATCCTAAACTTTCAACATTTGAACCTGATGGAGATTCATTCAGGGAACAGATGGGTTTTTACAAGGCGAAGTTTGAAGAGGAATTTGATCTAATATTGAAAGATGGCGTCCACTATGACCTTGATTCATCAGGCACATACACGGACGGTGAGAAACAATCATTTTATAAAGGTAGATTGATTAGATAATGTCAGCAAGAGAAGATATAGCAAAAAACATAGTAGAACAGTTGGAGAATATGAATGATCCAGCACCAGGTCTGGTCTCAAGAGTTTTCTTTGATGTCAGTAAACTGGCGATCACACAGTTCCCAGCGATACTGGTTGTGACCAACAACGAGGTCAGGGACGACATATCAATGAATGCCAGACAGGGCGTGATACAGTACGAACTTAGATGCTATGTCAGGGGCACGGAAGTTGACACGTTGAGGAACGAAATAATTGAAAGGGTTGAAGAGACCCTTGAACTGTCAAGGGACAGAGACATCACACTGGCAGTGGCAAATATTCACAATGTAAAGACACAGGTAAGAAACATAGATGTGGTTGACAGAGAACTACCACTTGGAGAATGTGTGATCACTGTGGATGTCAAATACACATACAAAAAAGGAGTCTTATAATGATTGAGATGTTCAAAGGAAAAGATTCAGAAACCGTTGGTGGCAAACAAGTCCAACAACGACTGAAGGACGGATGGACCTTTACTCCGTCAACAAAAATCACCAAAGGAAGCAAAGACAAGATAAAGGCTGACGCGGTGGTTGAAACTAAAAAAGATCTTGACGGTCCAAAAGATCTAACAACAGAGGAGTAATCAAATGGCATACGGTTCAACTACATTTGATGGCCAAGCAGGAGTTATCAAAGTGACTTCAGGTGGAAGCCAAGTGGCGGTAGCGGAAGTTAGATCTTTCACTATTGACCAAGAAACTGCCACTGTGGAATCTACAGTGATGGGCGACACAGCAAGATCATACTTGCCAAGTCTAACACAATTCTCAGGTACGGCAGATGTTTTCCTTACAGACAATGACGCGGGACAGACTACGTTAGAGACAATGGGTGCAGATCCAGTGACTCTTGAAGTTTTCCCTTCAGGCGAAAGCACAGGTCAGAAACTGGCAGGAAACATAATAGTGACAGGGCACTCAATCACGTCAAATTTTGACGGGATGACGGAGGCCTCTATCACTTTTCAGGGAACGACTGCGTTAACGAAATCAGCAACTTCGTAATAAGTGAAGATTTCAATAACAATATCACCCCAAGCAGAAGGAGTTATCGCTGGTCTTAAAAGGGATTTGGCCAAGCAGGTACGCTCAATATCCAACGATCTTTTCAATTCTTTGAAGAGACTCACACCAGTTCGTTCTGGTCGTGCAAGAGCAGGATGGAGGAAACGTGATGGTAGGATGAAATTCACCATCAGAAACAACGTTCCCTACATTGGCAGGCTTGACGATGGATATTCAAACCAATCACCTAAGGGTATGACACGACCAGCCGTTAGGGAGGTTGCTAACAAATATAGGAGAAAAAGATAATGTCAGCGACAGAAAAAATAAAATCACACTTCAATTCAGCGATTGATGGTGCGATGCAAAAAATAAAAGTTGAAGAATGGGATATGGAGATCTATTGTAGAAAGACATATTCGTTCAAAGATGAACAACGGATCATACAACTACAGGCTGAAGGCAAGATAGTTGATAGTCTCGTTGAAAGTCTCATCATCAAGGCCAGGGACGCGGAAGGCAAGAGAATCTTCCAAGACGCGGACAGGATAACATTGATGCACGAGGCTGACCCTGCAGTGGTCACAAGAGTGGTAGGTCAGATCAACAGTGCTGGTCCAAGGACTATGACACCTGTTGATGCGGCAAAGGAATCCATTCCAACCCAGAGTTAAGACTCCTTTTGGTGTTGGCGGACAGGCTAAAGATGGGCCTGTCACAAGTAATGGAGTTCACTACCGTTGAACTTGAACTGTGGGCAGGATACCTTCAACTTGAAGCGGATGGTAATAAAAAAACTATGCGTGAAATGAAAAGGAAACGAAAGTAATGGCAGATGCAAACATTGTCCTAAAAGCGGACAGTAGACAGGTAGAGAAGGCAAACAGAAACCTTGACAGGATGAGGGGGAGCCTTGGCGGCCTGGGAACTGCGGCCAGGTTGGCGGCAGGAGCATTGGTTGGTATAGGAATTGGCAAGTTTGGCCAGAGCGTCATCAACGTTGGACGACAGGTAGAGAACCTACAGACCAGGTTCAAGTTCTTGTTTGGATCAGCGGAAGAAGGTGCCAAGGCATTTGAGACGTTGAGCAAGTTCGCTGGAACCGTACCATTCACACTTGAAGAGATAGCGGCCGCATCAGGTAACTTGGCCGTGGTATCAAAAGACGCAGAAGAATTAGGAAAAAATTTACAACTGACGGCCAACGTGGCCGCCATATCAGGTCTTGATTTCAGACTTGCTGGAGAACAGATCCAGAGGGCCTTATCAGGTGGTATATCTGCCGCGGACCTGTTGAGGGAAAGAGGTATCAAGGCACTACTTGGATTCAAGGATGGTGTCAAGGTCACCACCAAAGAGACAGCAGAAGCATTTGACAGGGTCTTTGGACCAGGAGGTGAGTTCGCTGGGGCGGCCGTGGCATTGGCCAACAACTTTGATGGACTTCAATCAATGGTACAGGATAAGTTCTTCAACATCAAGAAGATAATATCAGACGCAGGACC